CCTCGACGCCATCGAACACCTCAGGTATCCAGCCCTTGTGCAAGTCGACCGGGAGGTGCTCGACCAAGCGGCGCAAGCGGTGGATGTCCGAGGCGTAGTGCATGCGCTCGGATGCGCGTTTCTTCTCGGTGTTCATGAAGGACGACAGATCCTCGGGGCCAAACTCGGACAGGCCCTTGAACGAGTCGAAGACGTGCAGCCGGCCGCTCGACTTCATAGCCACCATCAGGTTCGCGAGGATCAGTGTCGAGTGACCGTGCCAACACCCGCACTCAACAAGGTTGAGCGTCGGAAAGCGCCTGATGGCGTGCTGGACGAGCTGGTGCAACACGTAGTAGCGGTACTGCTTGTAGTCGTTGTCAGGCTTGCCGTTCTGCGCCAGGTCGATCGCCTTCTGGTACAGGCGCCGGATCGGATTGTCGGGCTTGAACGCGTTGATGATGTCAGGATTCACGCGAGGCCCACCACTCTTCGTCGAACGAGCCGCCTTGCCAATCCTCGAGCCAGGGACCACCGAGCGTCATGTGGGCAATCAGCGCCGGTTGTGGCCGGGGCTCGACATCGACAAGCCAATTCCACCCAGGCCACAGCACGCCGATCTCCGAGTCGTGCAGCCAGTAGAACGCGTGCAGATCGCGGCCGGGCCGCTCGTTCACATCGCGCAGGCTCAGGCGACGGTTCGCTGCGTGGTCGCAGTTGAACAACATTACGCTGCTCGCGTTCTTTCTTGGGTATTGAGTCTGCACTTGATCGACCATCTTGTGCAGCGCGTCGGGGTACTTCGCGTTCTCGTGCCACACCACGTTGAGCGCGTGGCGCGCGTGCACTTCGGTGAGCATCTCGCGCGGGTCGCGCAGAAATACCACGTCGCAGTCCACGAAGAGGGCATAACCCTGCTGGCACAGGATGGGCGTGAGAAAGCGCGTGATCGCGAACTCGGTGCTCATCGGCGCGTTGCTCACGAGATCGTAGGCTTGCTCACCGCGGCGATCGGTCACGCGTGTGATCAGACCTTGATCGACGAGCTTCGGCAGGCACAGGAACTCAGGCTCGATCTCGCCGTTCGTGACGCGGCGCAGAGACTTCGCTGCGACTTGTGCGGCTTCGTACTCGCGCTCGTCATAGCCGATCAGGACTCTCATGATTTGGTCATCACGTAGTCACCGGAAATTTCACCGACGACTTTGTACCCAACACCAATGAGCAGCTTCACAGCACCCATCGGCTTAAGACCGAATTTCACCGGAAAATCGCGTTTCTGCTCAACGCAGATTGTCGGGCTGCAACGTTCGATTGTATCAAGTGCGCCGCGCAGTGCGAACTCCTCAAAACCTTCGTTGTCCAGTTTGATGCAGTCGACATCGTTGAAGTTGAAGCTGTCGAGAGTACGCATTTCGACATCACCTTTGCCTTGAACGAAACTGCCGCCCGTACTGAACGGATCAACGCGAATGGCGACACGGCCGGGGCGTTCGCCGAGTGCGTATGGGTGTAGCGCGACGTTCGGTGCTGTGACGTTCAGTGCGAAGCACTCACGGTGTTCGGTCACCGGCTCGAAAGCCTCAAGCTGCTTGAACCAGTGCGCGAAATTGAAGGCCCATGTCCCCACGTGAGCGCCAACATCAATGAACACTCGCCGTCGATCCATAGGGCAATGCTTGAGAAGCATTTCCTGTTTACGGCCTTGGTAGGCCGACCGACCGTTGAGCATCATCCGGTTTTTGGACTCCATCATCCACTCGATTAAGTGTCGCTCGCCCGGGGGCCAGTGCCACCCGTCAACAAATTTGGAAGGCATAATTCACCTCTTCAAGTAGACGAGCCGCAGAGTGCTGAACACACGCTGCGGCTCTGATCACACCCCACCTTTTGATGGAAGGATGCGGCATGACTGACCGAAATTCTCTCACGTCCGAACAGCTTCGCAAGCTGCTTGACTACGACCCCCGCACGGGAATTCTTCGCTGGCTTGTCAATGGTGGGAGCCGTAGCTTTTGGAAGATCGCAGGCAACGTGTGCAAGAGCCACGGCTACGTTCAAGTCATGATCGACGGCGAAAACTATCTCGCGCATCGTTTGATCTGGCGAATGGTGACCGGCGAGTGGCCGATACATCAGATCGATCACAAAGACCTTGATCGAGCGAACAACCGGTGGTTGAATTTGCGTCCAGCGACGAACAAGCAGAACAGTGAAAACCATTCGTTGCACGCCAACAATACGAGTGGCGTCCCCGGAGTTTGCTGGAGCACACGGAACGCTCGTTGGCGCGCTTTCATCAGCCATCACGGCAAGCAAACGCATCTTGGGTACTACGTCTCTTTTGAAACCGCAGTGGATACGAGGCGTGCTGCTGAATGTGCGTTGTTCACTCACTCGGCGCACCTATAGAGCCTTCAAAAAATCAGCCTGCATCGGAGCGCCGCAGCCCGGCACCTCCCACGAGATACCCAACGCGCCGGTGCCGTGGATCACCTCGTGGCTCACGGTCTTCGCGTTGAAAAACCAGATCGCGCCGGGCGCGAGCTCGACGCGGTGCCGCGGCGCGTCCTTGCCGAGCGGCGGCAGGCCGTCGGCCGTGCGCTGCCGGATCGCATAACTCAGGTCCGCGCCGACACCCACCTCCCACACGAGTTGCTGCATTGCGGTGGGCTGATCGCGCACGAGCATCGGGAAGCTCGGCCCGATGCCGTAGACGCGTGGCACCTTCGACACGTTGATGTACGCCGTCACCATCGGCGCCTCGCCGCCGTAGGTGTCGAAGTGCAGTGGCTCGGGGCCAGTAATCATCGGCCGGAACGAGGTGCGCGTCGCGACAGACTTGAACGATGGGTAAAGCTGCTTGAAGAGGCGTTCGGCGTGTTCAGTCAGGATGCGCAGTTCCTTGCGCACGAGCTTGGGCGGCTCCTTCTCGATGAATGGCGCCTTGAACCCGCGGTGCGTCTTCACGAGCGCCGAGCGGATCAGGTGGAGATCGGCCTCCCACTTCACATCGTCGATCACCGTGAGCACCGAACCCTTGAAAGCGTCCTCGAAGTCGACGGCTTGCAACTGATCGGCACGGTGGATGACAAACGGGCCGGCGCCTCGTGGCGCGGGGCGGAACGTGGTCGTGCTGTTCATGCAGACACCCGAAGAGAAGTGGCCCACCCGTGATACCACATGAAGGCGCAGTAAGCAGCCACGTCACGCGGATCGCCTTTGCCAACGTGTTCAACCAGATTCTGTGCACATTCGTTGCGCCAGCCTTGGCGTGCCCAGTGGGCTTCGTACCCGTATTTCTTCTCGGCTTCGTGCAACTTGCGACCAAGGGCGCATGCGAACGAGGCGACAAGGTGTGCAGTGTCCGGATGCAGCCCATCCGGAAGATTAATCGTGATCTCACTCATGGCTTCACGTACACCCACAGGCGCCCATTCGCCCGCAGCGTGTGCCCCGGAAGCAGCTTGCTCACACCCTTCGCCACCGCGGCGATCTCGTAGTTGTCGCCCGAGAGGATGCCGCCCTTCTTCACCTTCGGAAGCCACGCCTTCAGGTCGCTCGTGATGCCCTCGAGCGAGTGGTCGCCGTCGGTGTGGAAGAAGTCGATCGACTCATCGGCGAATAGCTTGGCGCCCTCGAGCGAGCGCATGTGGTGGACGGTGAGCTTCGGCTGCGTCTTCGCCCACTCGTGCACGCCGGCCGCGATGCCGTCCATGTGCTTCTGATCGAAGTTGCTGTAGCCACCCTCCCACGAGTCGACGATGAATTGCTTCTCGAGAGTCGGGACCGTGGCGAGCAGCGCCGAGAGTGCGCCGCCGTAGACGCCCACCTCGACGATGACTTTCGGCTCGTGCTCGAGCGCGAGCTTCAGGGTTGCGAGACGGTAGGTTGCAGCGTTGCAGGGTTTGCTCAAAGTAGTTTCTCCATTTGATCCGCGAGTGCGCGGAGTTGCTTAACGAGGTTCTGTTTCTTGTTGGGTCCAACAACGATACGCGCGCCGTTGAAGATCAGCAGTTCCCTCGGGTCTCTTGGGTACCGGGTGGGGTTGAACTCAACAGCCAAGAAGTCGCGCTGCCCTTCGCTGAGTGTAATTTCGCTGATGTCGAAACCTCTAGCTTCAGCCTTCTCCATGATGTCGATGATGTCGGTTCCGAGGCTCACAGCAGTTTCTCCAAGGCCTGCACCACCTCGTCTACCGTGATGGCTTCCATTGATTTACGGCAACTCGCGCAGGCGAGCCGGTTGCCGCAGGGCTTGCCCGCATGGCGCAGGTTCGTCATCGAACTGTATCCGGTGATCTCGGGGCTGATGAACTCGCTCCACAGGATCACCGCTGGTGTCTTCGTGGCGGCTGCGGCGTGCATGAGGCCACCCTCGGTGCCCACGAACGCCTTGGCGACGCTCAGGATGGCCGCAGCGTGGCGGAAGGTGGGTGTGACGACATGAGTGAAGTCACGTAGCTTGCCGCCACCATAGGGAGCGACGCATTGCACGGCGCCGTGGGTCGCCCGCAAGATCACACCGAGACCCAGCACGTTCCATCGGTCTTGCACCCATGCCTTGTTGTCATGGCCGATCGCTTTCACATTCGGCTCGACCATCACCATGCCGCGGTACGGTTCGGCGAACGCGAGCTCATCGGGCGTGAAGACGATCTCGGCCGGGACCGGCTTGTACGCGCGCCACGTCCAGTTGTTCACCGTCTTCCCGGCGATGTAGGGCCGCATGCCGGGCCCGTTACGCAGCAGGTTGTGCGGGCGCCCTGCGGCGCGCTTGATGATGTACGGCAAACCGTCCCACACGTCGACCCAATACGGGCGCCCGTGGCGGTCAACGATGACCGAGGGGAGTCGGTTGCTCTTGTAGAGCTTGCGGGCCTCGCCTGCAGCCATCAGAGCGTCGCCGATGCCCACTACACCACCCGCTCGTAGTACGCCATGAATTCACCCTTGGGGCCTTCGTAGTGCGCGTTCTTGAGCATGAACCCGCAAGCCTGCATCGCGCGTCCGATGTCGTGCTTCTCGCCGCCCGAGCGGTCATCCGTGATGATGAGAGCACCCTTCGGTGGCAGGCGCAGCACGACCATCTCGCGAGCGGCCGCGGCGAAGCGTTTGCACGCCTTGACTGGCTCCCGCAGCTTGTGCAGCACCGCCAACATGATGCAGATGTCGTACTGGCGCACCGGCTGGTATACATTCGCGTCGGCCGTCTCGAACGTGCATGCGCGATCACCGCGCAGCCGGTTCGCCGTCTCGATGAAGTCGGGCCGCACCTCGATGCCGTGCACCGCCACGGCGCCGTGGTCGACGAGGTACATCGAAATCAGACCTTCGGCGCATCCAATATCTAAAAGTGTTTTTCCCTTCACACGATCCCGCAAGTCACCAAGGCCCTTCAGTTGTTGTTTAAGTGTTCGGTCACCGGGCACGCCGTCGATGGTGAACCAAGGTTTCAATGCTTTCGTCACAGTGTGCAGCCTTCGTGATTGACTCTCTTAGAAGCAAGATACACCTCGTGCGCTTCTTCTGGCGTTGCGTACAAACCAAGGTACTTCGTCTTCCCGTCGATCGTGATCTGCGCCATGAATCGACGGTGGTGTTTCTTCACACCGAGGACACCGAGTTTATTGCCGCTCTTAGCGCGCCGTAGATTCTGGTTGTTGACTCGACGAGTCGCAGGTCTGAGATTGTCGAAGCGGTTGTTTGTTGCGTCCGAGTCTTTGTGATCTATCTCGAATGCAGGCCACTCGCCTGTCTCGTACAACCACGCCAGTTGGTGCGCCCTGTACCGTCTGTCATCGACGCCAATCAACACACGACCTTCAGATACCGACCCGGCGATATCACCAGCGCGTGCGGCAAACTGCTTCAGATAACGGCCGCACATACGGTCAACGAGCCAAGTGAACACTCCTGTGCTTGGGTCATAGCACAGCAGTTCACGTAAACGTTCGGGGGTTACTTTTGACCGATACACGACCACGCCTCTCCCGATTTCATCTGCGGAATAGTGAATTGATTGTCGGCGAGTACGCTTAGGTATCGCAACCGCTGATCGCGTGTCGGGTCGTTCGTGCACGTCATGCCGCACAGCGCCGACATGC